TCTGCTTTTTTCATTTTATAGATATATTATACCATAAAAAAGAGCATATGTACACAAAAAAGTGCATTTTTTTATTAAATGAAAACAACCACTTGTAATTTTTTTACATATTTTTATATACGTATTCGAGAGCTCGATCAGCTTCTTTCTGCATCGGGCGATTCTCGTACCAATTACCGGTGTCTTGATCGAGCTCTCTACATAAAACAGCAATCTCATCTGCGGTAATTGGATATTCATTCTTGACTGCATTACCAGCCAGAGCAACCATGATCTGATACATCTTATGGTACCAACCTGTATTGCTTATCAGTTTGTATTCTGACTCGAGATGTTTAGGAAAGAATGGACAGTCACGATATGATGACCATACAATATTTGTATTCTCGAGTTTTGACTTACGATGCTCAATGATTTCTTTCTGCATTTTCTCAGGCAATCTATCAAAGAAACTACCTGATTTCTTTTCTGCATATGCATGCTTACTCATCAAGCGGTGAGGATCAATGTAATTCCCGTCATGACTAAAGATAAAGTTGTAAGCACCAGCATAGTTGCCAGGTATGTAATACATTCGAGACAAATCTTTAGTCTGCTTGTCTCCAAGTTCTCCAAGTTCAGATTGGAGGGCATACCAGAAATGTTTAATCTTTTCATTTGGTACGCTTTCAGTAAGTGGGAAAACGAGACGAAACTTTGGATTATCGCGCGTGCTGCTAGCAGTACTATAACAGACGAAGTAATAATCAGAAAAGCGCTCAGCCAAATCATATTCTAATTCTCCATTGAATTCATAGTCATCCACATCAACTGCACACCAACCATGCCAATCAACTACGTTCTTATTTGCTCGAGTAGTATTTGGTAGGTAAGTTGCCGGAGACATGAGTTCGGCTTCGGTCTTATCAGCTCTCGGCTTTTCGGCGAGTTGATATAAGACACGTTCAAACGCATTGAAATTTGCAAGATCAATGCGTTTTTCAGTTTTGTTATCGTATATGCTTTTAAACAGCGTTAACGAAATTTCCATGATTATCCCTATGACTTGGACCAGTCCAACCTTCAGGCTTAATGAGATCAGGCAAACCAAGTGGATTAGGGCGTGATTCTTTCACACCTACTTCTTTTTCCATATTAGCTCTCAGGATCTCATTCCATGCTTTATGTGAATCAACACCAAATGCATCGAGTGTACCAATAGCAACAACACATAGATCGATCAAACCATCAACCACTTCTTCAGGATTGCCATCGAATATAGCTGCCGCCCGTGTCTCGTCAAGTTCCTCTTGTAAGAACTTTAGACGAAACTCAAGAAACTTTGCCATTAGTTCCTTGTTATCTTTATTCTTTTCCATCCAATCATGCACACCATACTTTTCATGCATGTCGTACATATCTTGTACCCAATCTTTACTCATAATATTTCTCCATTCTGAATATATTATATAACATTTGAACGTATTTGTAAACTGTTTTATCCAAAGAATTCATCGAGCGTAGCCACTGGTTCTGGACTCCATTGTACAGCATCGAGAATAAATCTCAGTGGTTCCAGGAAAGTCTTTTCGAATTGTTTGTCATAGTCAATATACTTATGCAATTGCATTTCTTCTGGTAAGTGCATAGGAAATGAGATGACATTTTCTTTAATATGATTTGGCAATCGAAGATAAGCGAACTTGATCTTGTCACCATTACCTATCAATTCATATCGATCTGTCAGTCCACGACTCTTAGCTTCTCTATTGTAGAGTAGGGAACCGCGTACATGAATCGGCGTACCTTTCTTATAGATCAATTTACGATCACTCCAGTCCGTGATATTCGTAACACCACGCGGAAAGGCAACCTCTTCAGGCGGCAGAGATCTGAATTCATTCTTAAACTTCTTAATAAAGTTTTGAGTATCAGATTCTGTACCTGAGATGATAATCTTAAAGATGTCTTTGAATTTGGTGCGACAGACTTCCGGCGTAGAGGACTTGATCGCTTCGATTCCCATGATCTTGAGCTTTGGCTCTTCGTATTGAACACCTTCAGAGTTATGTACATTGAGAATATATCTCTTCTTGGCTGTCCAGATACCACGATCTGCAATCACTTCACGTTCCATGACCATTCGATTCTCAAAGCAGTTCATTTCTTTATGGATTTCTTCAAGCGATGTAGCGAGAACTTTATTGAAGTGATTTACACATGCATCATCAAGAAACTTAACAGGATCTTTTGGATTGAACTTCTTGACAAATGAACTGAAGTTAACATAGATTGAATCTGTATCAATTGCAATCACATAGTCTTTGTCTTTCGTATCGAGAAGTTTATTTAGTTCTTTATTAATCGATGCTTCACATGACTTAATCACATACTGACCCGTAAGAGTGATACCTTCGGCAACTCGAAGATCAAAATAGCGATACCACTTATTGCCGATAGCACCGAACAGTGAATTCATCAAGATCTTGACTGCCATCTGTTTGTTATTCAGAGAAGCAATTTGTTTTTCAATTTCTTTTGTGGTACCCTTTTGCTGTTGCTTCTGCCACTGAATCATTTCTTTCTTGACTTCTTTACGTTCGGCATAGTACTGCTTAACGAGCTTAGGAAATACACCTTCACGAGTATTATCAAAGCCTACACCATTTGCAGCTTTTGATATATTAGTACCATTCATCGTAAGAGTTTCGGGTGACATATTCCACTGTGCAATAATATTGGGATACAGAGAATTTAAATCAAAGGAAACTACCCAGTCATGTGCACCGGTCTGTGGTTCCTTTACATAACCGCCGGCAAATTTGACAGAAAGATTTTCACGTTCACTACGAGGTGGTGGTCCAGGTATAGCTACTTTCTGCTTTGATAGTTCACGATAGATAATTGAATCCCATATGGCCGTAGTACCAAAGATGTCAGTAAAGTTAACACCGGCTTTATATGCTAGAGTAAATCCAAGACCAATCAAATCCAGCTTCTCATCCATGCGATCGATCAGCTCAACATCCTTGATGTTGTAGTCAATATACAGTTGGTGATTTTCTTTATAGAGATTACGAAGAGAACCATATTCTGCATATGACATCTTCTTCTCACCGAGTACTACGTGCGCAATATGATTGAGTGCATAGGATTCTTGTGGACCATAGGAATAGCCAAACTTTTGGAAGAGATCCATATAATCAAGCTGAGAGATGCCAGACAATTGCTGAGTTGTCATTGTCTTTGACTTGAGATTAACAGTCTTTGGTCTGATCATACCCCATGGTGATAGCTTATTTGCTATACTTACACCAAATACTTTAGCAACTCGATTCACGATGTATGGAATATCAAATCCTCGAATGTTCCAACCAGTTAGAACTTCAGGATAATCTGAACACCACCACTTCATGAACTTTTCGAGAAGTTCGTATTCATCTTCACATTTATGATATCGAATATGAAGATGTTCGTGTGGGGATTTACTCACATCGTATTCACCACAACCCCATACCTGATAGAATGAGGATCTAGAAGATTTAATAGTGATGGCTGTGATAGGATGAGCAGCCTGATCTGGCTCAGGAAAGCCTTCTTCTGAGTGTACCTCGATATCGAGATTCACCACATTGATAAGACCTGGATTAAATTCAATATCTTTGGGAAACTTTTTCTGGATGAATTGCCACATCACCCGATCTTGACCATAGAACTTGAAGTTACTTACACCTTCATAGCGGTCAAGAAACTCTCGCATCTCGCGAGCAGTTGAGAACTGAATAGGCGCGACGGGTGTTCCGTCAAGCGCCTTCCAGTCTGTTCTTTTATCTGTAGGTAAGTAAAGCTCAGGCTCGAGCTTGTACTTTGTCATCACAGGCACACCGTTATGGTTGTACCCGCGATATAAGACATAATTACCGTATCGATCGTAATTCGTATAAAAAGACATTCAACCTCCAAAACATACTACTATTATAACAAAGTGGGGAGGAAATGTACACTGTTTTTATGCGACTGCTCTCATTCTATCTACGAGTCTTTGTGCTCTATTAGTAACTTGCTTATACCAACGAGAATCTACCATCTCATCAGCAGCTTTATTCCA